AAGAATGGGTGCCTGCAGGTAGTATAGAAATTAATTCGTCATTGTTTTCTAAATATAACAAAAATGATAAAGTTATTTCAATTATTGAAACCGAACCCGAAGAGTGTTTTGATTTTACCGTAGATCATCCAAATCATAGATATTGGGGTGACAATATTTCAAGTCACAATAGTGGTAAATCATATTTTTGTTCTGGTAATATTATTAAACATGCACAAGAACAAGGCATTTATGTTGTCTTAATTGATTCAGAAAATGCATTAGACGAACAATGGTTAAAAAATCTTGGCGTTGATACTTCCGAAGATAAACTTCTAAAGTTAAACATGGCCATGATTGACGATGTTGCTAAAACTATCAGTGAATTTATGAAAGAATATAAATCAATGTCATTTGAAGATCGTCCTAAGGTATTATTTGTAATTGATTCATTAGGTATGTTATTAACTCCAACCGACGTTAATCAGTTTGATTCAGGTGATTTAAAAGGTGATATGGGACGTAAACCTAAAGCACTTACTGCACTTGTTCGTAATTGTGTTAACTCGTTTGGTAGTTGTAATGTTGGATTGGTTGCAACTAATCATACATATGCTTCACAAGATATGTTTGACCCAGATGATAAAATAAGTGGCGGCCAAGGGTTTGTGTATGCAAGTTCAATTGTTGTTGCAATGAAAAAATTAAAACTCAAAGAAGATGAAGATGGAAATAAAGTAAGTGATGTATTAGGAATTAGATCGGCTTGTAAGATCATGAAGACTCGTTACGCAAAACCATTTGAAAGCGTCCAAGTTAAAATTCCATATTCAACAGGTATGGCACCTACTTCCGGACTTGTTGACATGTTTGAGAAGATGGGTGTATTATCTAAAGTAGGAAATAAATTAGCATATACAAGTAAAGCAACCGGTGAAATAATTGCAGAATTTCGTAAAAATTGGAGTGAAGACAAGCTTAAATTTATTATGAATGAATGGGATGCAACAACACCTAATACAACTACAACAACAATCGAAACCGAAGAAGGAGAAATAGAATGAATGAACATTTAATTATAACAGTTTGGGATTTATTTCGTGAATATATTCCAGAAAAAACTCGTGAATTGGCTGCAAATCAATATGTTGATTTCTTATTAAATCACGAGGTTGAACTCGATGTTCTTCAATCAATTGCAGGATGTGATCCTCATTTAGACGATGCAATTAAAGCAGTTGCAGACGAAGATGACGAAGACGATTACGAAGACGAAGAAGAAGACGAGGAATATTAATGAGGTGGTACTCAAAAGTTAGTGGAGATATTTCATATCTTCCTGATTGTATTGAGTACTACTACATCCAGTTAGACGAAGCTCGTAAAGAAGTCAAAGTATTTGGCAATCTTGAAAAAGCTTCGTCTCAACTTCCTGGTATTGTAGAACAACGTTTTAATCAATTACAAGAAATAGAAGGTATATTAGAGTTTCTTAATATTGAATTACGTAGATCTCGATCAACAGCATTTAAAAAATATCTTGAAACCTACCAACGTGCATTAAGTAGTCGAGACTGTGAAAAATATGTAGACGGCGAGGCAGATGTAGTGGACCTTGAAAAGATCATTAATGAATTTGCATTACTTCGTAATCAATGGTTAGGTATTATCAAAGGTCTTGAAATCAAACAGTGGCAGATCAGCAATATTATCAAATTGCGTACTGCCGGAATGGAAGATGTTCAAATATAAGTATGTTTATTGAAGATTTAATTCAAGTTTCAACCGGAACGCCTCCGGTAACAAGCACCGGTAAATTCCAATTTCATTTTAGCTATATCACTGGGCAAGATCAAATATTTTTAACCAGTTTAGCCAATCAGATTTATAATGGTGATTTTTTAACTGAAAAACAAAGAACAGTTGCTCTTGCATGTCTTAATAAACATAAACAAGCATTGCAGCCATTAATTGATGATATAGATAGTTACTTAGATAATCCACAATGGAAATATCCTGTTAGGGTCATATCAAAAGATAAAAAAATTTTAATTGAGGTTTATAAAGATCAATATGATAAGCCTATTACAATGATGTTTGTTAAATTTCCATATGATGATGAACTAGTTAAACTTTTTCAAACAAGAAATTTAAAAGTAGATGCAATTCATCGATCAGTATGGGATGGTCTTTTAAAACTTTGGCAATTTCCTTTTACAGAAACAAATATCAGGTGGCTTGGATCTACATTAATTCCAAAAGAATTTCAGTGTGATTCTCAATTTTTAGAGTGTTATCACTCAATAAAAGACATCGAAGAAAATATTGAAGATTATCTTCCTATGTTAATTAAAAGTAAAACTGGATTTAGTTTAAAAAATTGTCATAAAACTATTCCTCAACTACCGTCACTAAATTTAATTGAAACATTCTTTTGGGCAAGAGATCATGGTATCACAACATGGGATAACGAAATAGATAGATTATTACATGAAGAAGCAAATCCGGTTACTAAATTAATTTTATCGTCATCTAAAGCATGGGTTAATAGTAGTCTTTACCCAATAACGCATTTTAAAGATCTAATCAATTATGGTGGCACGGTATTAATGATAGTGCCAGGTGGAAGTGAACTTATTCTTATGCAAGAATGGATTGATTTTTTTCAAAATATTGAAATATATTTTAAAAATATTAGTGTTATGTTTAGATTACCAAATGATAAATCAAATTTTAATCAATTTGTTAAAGAAAAACAAATAAACAATCCTATTAATAAAAATACACAAATTGTGTTTGTAAGCACCAAAATTACAAAACCATTAATCAAATCAAATATTAAATTTAATACCGTAATCAATTTAGGTTATTATAGTCATATGCATTTTACAATGAGAACTGTAATTGACAATGCTCAAAATTTAGTCTATTATAATTTAAAAGAACCAACAACATTGCATTAGGAATAAAAATGGCAACATGTAAAGTTACAATCATCGATGAAGTGAATTGTAAATTAACCGGTCTTGATCTTGATACAAGAAAAGAACTTGTTAAAAAATTTAAATATTTTGATCAAAAAGCAAAATATATGCCTGCATATAAATTAGGTAGATGGGACGGATGTACAGCATTTTTTGGATTAGGCGGGACTACTTTTGTTAGTATGTTAGATAGAATATTACCGTTATTAGAACAATGGGGATATTATATTGAAATTGAAGATTTACGTAATCCAATTTCTCTAGACTTTAATAAAGTAGCAGAAGACTTTTGGGGTGATTTAACTTGGCCCAAAGGACATCGATTTGAAGGACAGTTAATAAGATTACGTGAAGATCAAGTTGAAGTTGTTAATAAATTTTTAGAAAATCCTCAGTGTATTCAAGAAATTGCTACCGGATTTGGCAAAACAATTACAACAGCAACACTATCAAAAATCTGTGAAAGATTTGGAAGAACAATTACTATTGTACCAAATAAAGACTTAGTAGTACAAACAGAAGAAGATTTTATTAACTGTCAATTAGATGTTGGGGTTTATTTTGGTGATCGAAAAGAGTTAGGAAAAACTCATACAATATGTACTTGGCAAAGTCTAAATATATTAGATAAGCGATCAAAAAATACAACAGATGATGAATTATTAACACTTGCAGAATTGCTTGAAAATGTACAATGTGTTATGGTCGATGAAGTACACATGGCCAAGGCGGAAGTTTTAAAAAAATTATTAACTCAAAATATGTCAAATACACCAATACGGTGGGGACTTACAGGAACTGTACCCAAAGAAAGTATTGATTTTGAAAATATTCGTGCAAGTTTAGGAGAAGTTGTACATCGGGTTAAAGCACATGAATTGCAAGAAGCCGGAGTATTAAGTACTTGTCATGTAAATATTATCCAGACACAAGAATGGAAAGAATTTGGATCTTATCCAGAAGAATTAAAATATCTTGTTACTGATTCAGATAGGGTTAAATGGATTTCATCAATAGTACAGGGTATTTCTGAAACTGGAAATACTCTTGTTTTAGTAGACAGAATTGAAACAGGCGATTGTATTATTGAACATTTACCTGAGGCAGTTTTTATAAGTGGAAAGATCAAATCAACAAAAAGAAAAGAACAGTATCGTGAAGTAGCAACAAGCGACGATAAGATAATTGTTGCAACATATGGTGTGGCTGCGGTAGGAATCAATATTCCAAGAATCTTTAACTTAGTTCTGTTAGAGGCTGGAAAAAGTTTTGTAAGAGTTATACAAAGTATTGGACGGGGTATTAGAAAAGCAGATGATAAAGATTTTGTAAATATCTACGACATTACTGCTAATACAAAATATGCAAAAAGACATCTTACAGAAAGAAAAAGATATTATAATGATGCAAAATACCCATATACAATTAAAAAAATTAATTTACAATAAATTATCAGAATTTAATAATAATAGTCGCAAAGTAATTTCGTTTTTAAAAACCGAAGGATTGTGGGATTGTATTGTAAATTCATCAACATCTCATTATAAAACTGATGGGGAATACTTATATAATTTTCAATATATTAATGATAAACTATGTCCAGATGGGTTGGTATCTTTTGTATCATTTGCAGTAGGCTATCGATTTTGTTCTCCAACTTGTAATTGTTGTATTAGTTCAAAAAGTCAAACTTGTACTAGTTCAAAACAAGCATTAAACGATGATGAAAAATCTAAAATACAGAAGAAACGAGAAACTACAAATTTTGAAAAATACGGTTATGTTAATTATTTTAACAATTCAGAACAAGTAAAACAAGATGTGCTCAAAAAACACGGAGTTGATAATGTTAGAAAAATACCAGGTGTTTCTGAAAAAATTAAAAAGACTTGTATAGAAAAATATGGAGTTGATAATCCTGCAAAAAATAAAGAAATACAATTAAAAACTGCCAAAGCATGGCAAGAAAATGCAAAATCTCATATTGACACATTTAAAGAATTGATATTATGTAAATATGGAGTTGATAATATCAGAAAAATACCTGGTGTTTCTGAAAAAATTAAAAAGACTTGCATAGAAAAATACGGTGTTGATAATGTATTTAAATTATCTAATGTGCAATTAGATTTACAAAAAAAACAACGAGAACAGTTTTTTAATAATTTAGCAAGCAGGGTAAACAATCTTGTAATACCACTTTTTACAATTGATGAGTATATAGGAACGTCTAGTAAGTATTTGTGGAAATGTTCAAGTTGCAATTATGAATTTTTAGATACTATAATAAATGGAAGAATTCCTATATGCAGAAAATGTAATCCGTATTCAATATCAAAAGTTGAATCCGAGTTGCATCAATTGCTGGTAAACCAAACAGTTAATTTTAACTCAAGAGAAATTATCCCTCCTAAAGAAATAGATTGCTACTTACCATTTTATCAATTAGCTGTTGAATGCAACGGAGTATATTGGCATTCAGAATTACAAGGAAAAGATAAAAACTATCATCTTTATAAAACCATAAAGTGCGAAGAAAAAAATATACACTTATTACAAA